TGACAGCATGTCTGTGACTCGCTGTAGACCATAACCCGTCGCGCCACCAAAAGCTGCGTTCATCAAACGATCTTCAGTATTCTCGCCGCTACCAGCACCAGCCACAGTTCCCGAAACAAGGGCTTGTTGGCCTCGTGATAAAGAAGGCACAGACCGCAACGCGCTACCAATTCTCGTTGCACTCGCAAGAGCGCCTGCACCACCAGTTATTGCTGACGTGCCGATCGCGCCAGCGGTTTCGTAGCCCATCGCTTTCAGTGGGTTGTCTTGGCGGTATTGGTTTATTGGTTCGCGAATCTGCGAAAGATTTATGTCGTAACCACTGACGGGCTCTTCGCCTCTTTCCGCACGCTGGTTGCTAAGCATTTCAGCTGCGTAGTCAAAGTCGCCTTGACCAAACATTGCGCCAATTTCGTCGCTAAAATTTAGCGACCCGCCCTGCAGTACGAGCGCAACTTCTTCGGGCAACCGACCTTGCTCTAACGCTTCGAGTGTTTGTAGACCTTTTGCGTTACCTTGCTCACGCATCTTGTTTTCATTAGCGCGCAAGATCGCCTTGAGCTCGGCTACTTCTTTTGCCAGATCACTCATCTCAATTTGCCTCCGTCAAGCCTAGTATTTCAGCGGCAGCTGCTGCGCCTGTCCCTGGCGCAGCAAAGTTTGCCCCTTTTGTAATTACGTTGTATTGACGCCTAAGCTCTAGCGCCTTTTGTGCAAAGGCTGGCGAGCGCTTAGTTTCATTTATGTGCTGCTCAAACCTGACCTTGTAAAGCGCTGGGTTGTTAATTTGTAGATCAGCGTTTTCAGATTGGAAATCAAGCGAAGCCTCGTACAACGCTTTGCTTCTATCGTTGGAAAATTGGAGTGTTTGTAAAAGCAGCCTGTTGCCCGCTTCGCTTTTGCCAAGGCTAGGCGCTCCTTGGATAATAAATTCCAAGTCTGTGTCTGTGGGGTTTGTACCCAGCTTCTTAACACGCGGGACAACAATATCCGCCGACAACGCTATAAACAATTCGCCAGGTGACGTCTCGCCAGCATCAAAACCTAACGTGTTTGCAATGCGTCTCGCTTGCAGTATTGCTTCTTGCCCTGCGCCGGTCTGTAGCGCGCCGCTAGCAAGCAAGTCTTGCATCAAATTAACTTGCGTATCGCTTGAGTAAGCTAAATCACTTGCTTCACGAATTTCCTTTGCCTGTGCGTTGTACGCATCAACACTCGCCTTCGCTGCAGGGTTTGTAGCTGTGTTTATGTTGGTCTGCGCTTTGCGTCTATCAAGATAACTAAAGTAATTCTCTGGATTTTCTAACTCTTGAGCAAACTGATAGCTGTCTGTTTCAGAATTTTTGAACCGCTGGTCGTAGTCACGCAACAGCTTAAAAGCGTCTGCAGGCGACTGTTGGGCAACGGAAAGATAGGCGCGCTGAATTTGCGCTGGGTATTTATTGAGATCGACACCCATTGCTATTTGGTCACCTAACGATCGACGCTGCCTTTCTTCTAATGTATTGACGTAGTCCAAACGCGCCACGTTGCCCTGCAATCGCCGTAGCGTGTCGGCTGCGCTTTCTCTTATGCCAAGCGATTCTTGCAGCGGTCTGACCAACACGTTTTGGAAAGCGTTAGTAACGCCCTCTTTAAAAGAGCCTGGCGCTTGGAATTCGCGGGGCGCTGCATATTGCTGCAGTAGTTGCTGCGCATTTGTCATTTGCGGCTGCTGTTGCTGAGCCGCCATCTGCCTAATTTCTGGCGAGATTTGAGGCACGGACACAGGATTGTTGATTGGCAAGCCTTGCATCAATAGACGCTGCTGCTCTTCGGTTAATGCTTCTTGCATTACATCAGCCCTCTTTGCGCTGTATTAAAATAGCCAGTAGGTAATTGTACTGCTCGCTCTGCAGAGCCGTAGTCAGAAAGCGATTGATCCATAAATGCTTGCATTCGCGCATTACGCTTTGCGAATTCCGATTCACTAGGGTCGAGCTCTCCATTCATAGCCATGCGTATGCGTTGCTCTGCGTAAGCTGCAGGATCTTGCACAAGCCCTCGAACAGCATCGATACCTGGCTGCACTGTCTGCATCGCGTATGCGCCAGGATTGCTAAACGCCTCGCCTACCTTGTCAAAGCCTTCGCGAGTGCTATTGAAGCTGTCGCCAAGCAACTCGCGCATTGTCTTGTCGTCTGGCGCTGGAAGTTTTTCGATGTCGTCTTGGTTGGTAAGAAGCCCCATAGGCGCGCCTACTTTTCCTGCCATCGTTGCCATCATCTTGCTAAACATTGCCGTCATGATGGTAAGCCTAAGTTTGTGCTGCGCCCTTTGGTCGAGCTCGTCAGCGGATTAGGCAACAAGCCAGCACCACTTCTTAGCACGTCAAACATGCGGAAGGGGTACTCGCGCTGCTCTGCGAATCTGCGATAACGATCATCGAGCAGTTGCTGTGCTGCCGCTTGCTGCTGAGCTCCAACGCCTTGCAGCGCCGCCGCGTCCGCGAACTGCGTGCCGCGCAGGTCACCACCAAGCGCTGCCAGCTGGTTAGCCGCACCCTGGCGAATGGCCGATCCTTGCATGCCAGCGCTTTGATTTGCCAATTGCGCCCTCAAGCTAGCGTCTTGATTCATTCGCTGCGCGTCAAAGTTCATTTGCTGACTTGCGAGCGCGGCGTTTTGGTTGGCCAACGCTGCACGCATGCCTGCGTCTCCAGTCAAGCGCTGAGCATCGAAATTAAACTGTTGATTGCGGAAATCAGCGTTTTGATTTGCTAAATCTGCGCGAATTCTTGCATCTTGATTCGCCAATTGCCCGCGCTGACCAAATTGAGCGGCTTGGATGTTGCCTTGTTGCGTTGCCTGCTGCGCCGCCAGGTTGTTGGCCGCGTTTAATTGGTCGGCTCGCATCATGTTTGCTGCTGTTGTGGTGCCTGCTGCCAAGTTAGCCTGCTGATTTGCAAGATCCGCACGCATGTTTGCATCTTGCGCTGCTAAACCGCTTTGCAGCCCCATCTGCGCCATCTGCTGGCTTGCTTGCTGTGCTCTGGCTGCGCTGTCTCTGTCGGCTGCGAGGGCGGCATTTTGATTTGCCTGCCGCCTGGCTAAATCAGCCTGCAGATTCTGCACACCAGCCGTCAGACTTGCTTGCTGGTTCGCAAGCGCTCTTTGAGTGTTTTGTTGCTGGGCGGCAAGACCTGATTGGAGAGCCTGTCTGCCCGTTTCGGTTTGACCTTGCAGATCGAACTGACCACTGGTCGTGGCAGCTTGCAGGTTCGCCTGCTGATTTGCCAAATTCGCCTGCTGGCCAAACTGCGCAGTCTGCGCGCCAGCTTGCTGGGCTCTGTTCAAGTCGGCCTGAGCCTGCTGCTGAGCGTTTTGGAAGCCCTGAGCCCGCAAGTTGGTTGCCGTGCGAGCGGCCTGTTCTGCAAAGTTTCTGTTTGTCTCCGCTTCAACGAGCGCTTGGCGATCACCGCCAAATGCGCCAGCGGAAACTGCTCGAGCAGCGTTCTGGTTTTGCGTCATCTGCCGCGCTCGGTCTAAGTCGCCAAGCGCTGCATCAACGACGCCGGTCGTATATTGATTTTGATATGGCGTCAGATCAGTTCTCGCGAGACTTTGCGCGCCTACGGTCTGACCTTGAACTTGCTGTGCCGTGATTGGATCGACACCAATTCGATTTGTTTGCACTGCGTTCGTCTGGCCGACTTGTTGCGCGTTTAGTCTCCCAAGAGGCCCGATTTGCTGCGCCGTCACTGCCTGGCTAGCGATGTTGCCAAAACCGACAGGGCCGGTCTGGCCAACTTGATTAGCCTGCACGCCTTGGCCTTGAACCTGCTGATTGGTGATCGGGTTAAAACCGAAATCTTCCCGCACGATGTCAGCACCAACCCTATCAGCGCTTCCTGGCGCATTAATGGTGTAGCCGTTAACGTCGCCGACTTGACCAAGCGCATTAATCGCACCCGAAGTCACCGTTGATGGCTGAAAGCCTGTTTCGGCGCGCGATGTCGCAATGGCGTCGTTAATTTCTTGCTGTCCTACGCCGGCGCGAGCCGTGTCAGCGGTCAAGTTCATGCCTTCCAACTGCGCAGGCGAAAGCGGTGCAACCGTCGCAAAATTGTACGGGCTGTATGGCGTTCTGCTGACTCGCTGGCCCTCGCGGAACGTATCGGTCAGAAGCCCTTTGAGCTCAGGATCGAAGGATTGAGATGAACTGTTTTTGCTTTTCCCCATACTCATTAGCGCATGCCTCCTTGAAAGTTCATGTATGCACGCATGTCGGGCTCATACCGCCCGTCAGCCATGTCCAAAATCGGCATCGACCGGCGATTTGCTTGGTAAGCGTTAATCATGTCTTGCGCAGACCTACGCCTGCGCTGGCTCACTGACTGCCTGTTAGCAATTTCAAATGCCTCAGCCAAGCCATCAGGGACGTAAGCCCCGCTCGGGATGTACGCGCCGCTTTCGCCGCCAACGCCAGCGTCAAAGATCGGTATGCCGCTGCCTTGAGGCGATGTGTCTGCTGGCTGGGTGGCTACAGGATCACTCGTCACCGGCGCATCGGGGTTTGGCCGCTCCATTTGCACGCCAGGCAAAGCAAAATCTTGATAGTAAGATTGGTCTGGCTGGACGATGCGATCGCCAGAGCCGTAAAAACTTTCGATGGCCTCCGGCGTTGTCGTTCTGATCATCGCTGGCTCTTCAGTCGCCGCCGGCGGTGCAGTTCCAGCGCCGACGTTGGCCAGGTCAGGATTGATGCGCATCAAATCCTCTAATGTTAGACGGCTCCCGCCTTGGTTGAGACTGTCTTTGCTCATAATTTTTTCACCAATGTAACGTGGGATTCTTCCCAACCAATTTCCTTCAGCGCCCTCGTCCAGCCCTTGCGCCCGCTCATGCTGAGTGCTGAGCATTTGAGGCTTGTCGCGAATTCGATAAGACTGCTTTCCATACCTTTTATCTCATCGAGATCGCCCGCCGCTAGGAAAACATGCAGGGCGCGAAGCCGCGGGTATTGCACGATTTCCGTGACCAAACAGCTTTTGCTAGCAGGCCAAAAAAACATCTCACCGACGCTGATCGACTGCAGAACGTCTTCGTATGTGTGCGTCCCGCCGGCTCGAGCAAGCGCCATTTCAATGAGCTCGCGATATGGGCCGACTACGTCTTCCGCTGTGTGTACGACCGCCTCGCTCATAGCGACACCGCCGACACAGTGCCGTTGTCAGCAACGGTTATGCTGAACCTGGTGCCGTTGGGGCTCTGCAAGATCAGCCGCTCGCCACGCAGCTCAATGTCCTGGTTCTTTTTGCGGTTGAGGTTGTCGGCCTGCTCGATCAAATTGTTGCGCTGGTTTTCCTGCACGAAATCGTAGTTGCGCTGTGCTTCCGGCAAAATCATCGTCTGCTCCCCTCTTTCACATCCAAGCGCATGTTGCCCACTCGCCAGCTGCTGAAGGTGTTGCCCGTCACGCGCATCTGCACCTGCCGGCCCTGGAAACGCACGCTGGTCGGGTTAGCCATGTCGAACGGCCCAAACGAGCTCTCAGCTGCGTTCGGATAAAACCTAGTCTTGAACGTCGCCGTGACGTCGCCCTGCGTTTTCTCATCGGGGATCAGTGACGTCGCGACCATCATGCGATCGCCGTTTCCCAGCTGCAGCGGGCCCGTTTGCGCGAAGACGGCGCTGCCAACATCGTAGGTGTAGCCGGCTTCGTGCTCGTAAATGTAGCTGTCGGGGCTGACGTAGTTGGGGAAAACAAAAGCGCCGACATCGACACCAGCCGTGCGCGCCAGGGTGCCAATCTGCCAATGATTTTCCATATAGTTGTAACTGACGTAGCTGTCGTTTTCGGTTGACCCAGAGCTCGGGTAGAACCAAATGATTTCGCTGAAGTTGCTGTTTTGCACTGCAAAAACTTTGGAGCGCTGCGACATGTTGAGGTTTTCAAAAATGAAATCTCCAACGCTACTGCGCAGGGTCTGCACCGAACCGTTGTAGACGAAGAATCCGTTGTTGCCCATCCAGTAGGCCGCACCGCCAGCAGTCGCGCAGGCGTTTGCGCTGATGACGCCGCACGCGGTGCCGACTTGCTGGAAGCCGTAAACGAACGGCGGCCCTTGGTATCGCGCGGTGTGTGCGTCAATGTCTGTCAGCAGAAGCGTCTCGCCGCGCATCCGCTTGCCGGACAAAAGCGTGCCGTCAGTGGCCAGCGTGAAACTGCCTGCCTGATTCGTCGCGGCGGGAGCCCACACATTTGATTGCTCTTGATCAGAAAAAGCAACTTTGTTGCTAACGCCGCCAGCGCCTAGCGCAAAAACGAAGCGCTCCGGCGTGACGACAATGGCGTTGTTATCGACCGGCGCGTTGCTTAGCAGCGCCGCTGCGGACGCCGTGCTGTTCGCCCACTGGTAGATTTTGCCGTCGGACGTCGCAGACGCAATGACAAACTCGCCAAATGTGTCTAGTGACCAGGTCGTGGCTGGTGTGTAAGCGCCAGTGTCAGGGCGTGGTGTGTTCCAAGTGTAAGCACCCCAACTCAAGCCGCCATAACCCAGGTTTTGCGTTGCATCTGCGCTGCCAGCCGTGAAGCCAGCTGGCGTGATGTCCACAACGGTGTTGCCTTCGCCGATGAAGTATAAATTTGTGTGCGTGCCCGCTACCGTGCGCCGATTGTGGCTGTTGTCGAGGTAGGCGATCAACGCGCGGCATACACCCGTCATAGCCGTCGTCGTGCGAGCTCGCCACCCTCCTACGGGCTGCAGTGCCCCCTCGTACCAGCGCACTAAGTTGGCGTCCGACCAAGTGTTGGCCTGCTGCAGATCTGTTCCGTTTTTTACTACGCCTGGCGGCGGTGCGATGTTAAGCAAAGACACGGTACTCTCCCGTTTCGATCATGTCGCAAAGCTCGTCCGCTCGGTAGCCGACCTGCTCAGCCCAACGGCTCGCGTTGAATTCAGTGCTCGCCCAGAAATAATCCCCTGACTCCATCGCAGCCAGCGCTTTTTTAAAGGTCAGCAGTCTGGTCAAGCCGAGATTGAAAGCGATGTCGATTAACGCTTCACGCCGCACGCTGTCGAGACGGCTGTACCAGCTGAATCGATCTGTGAGCTCTTGCTCGACGCGCTTGATGTCGTTTGTGAGCAGCATGTCGATCTCAGAGTCGCTCAAGCCAATACCGCCATCCTCATCGATGTTTCGACCAACACCGACGGTGACTTTGCCGGCACTGCATCGGTACGCATGGCTTTTGACGCCTTCGTGCCGCTTCAACATTTTGATTAGTCGCTCGCTCATTTTCTTAGCTTCATCAATTTGTCTGCCCCGCGAATGCCAAAACTGGCGCTAACTGCCAAGAACAACAGGTACTGATACCACTCGGGCAAGGCGTTTAACGCCTCAAAACCCAGCGCTACGCGATCAATAACAGCGGTGTCGTCCATCGCTATCGCGTAGCCGATCATAAAAATCGGGATCGCTAAAACTAATGTCCAAAACTCGTCTTTCCACGACGATGCGCTTGCGTCGGCCATCTTGGCTTCCCACTCAGCGCCGTTTTGGATGACCTGCATCTTGGCTTCATGCTTCGCCTGCTTTTCATCGCCGCGCTGCTTCATCCAGGTTCCGGCGATCTCTGTCACCCCACCTAATAAACTCCCTACCAAGCTCACTTGCCGTTACCCCTAGTAACCCAGGCGCTGGCCCCGAAATACGCGGCGACCAAACCAGCAATTGCCACAAAATAAACTGATGCGATCTCGCTCAGAATCTGGGCCGCTGCGTCTAACTTGACTAAGCTGCAGACCACGATCAGCGTCGGATAGAGCAGCATGCCCCACAGGGCAAACCAGGCCATTGCGCGTTGTGCGTCTGCTTTCTCGCGCGTGACGGTCAGCATCTGCATGTCCTTCGCTTGCGCCAGTTCAGAGTCATCAACGACACCATCGCCATCGGCGTCGTATTGGCCATATTCGCTATTTTCTTGCAGTCTTTTTTCGCTCATCACTATGGCCCGAATGCTTTGACGACGAGATACAACAAAGCGACGGACACGCCGCCACCAACCACTAAAGAAACTCCGCCAACGAGGATGCTGTTTATCAATTGCTCACGCTGCTTACGCTTTTTGTTCAACATCGCCTGATGCGCCTTTCGATCTTTCTCCTGTTGCCATATCGCTTCGTCGTAAGATTTCAAAAGCGCTGGATCTGCCACCAGTAATAAGTCGCGCAGATCCTTTTGATATCTCTCTTGCGACCTGCGAAGCATCTGCAGCTTCAAAAGGTCGTTTTTCGATATGGGCTTGAACGCAGATGATTTCCTTTCGACTTCAAAGGCGTTTAGCGCCTCGCCAAAATCGGACACCAAAGCCATTGCTTGATCGACGTTCGCCTTTCCGTCATTCACGTTTTGAATGACTGAATTGATCTGCTGGAGCAACATGCCAGCGGCTGCAACAGACTCAATGATGATGGCGGCTTACCCCATTTTTAATAAAATTGGCAACAACACCGAACCAAGAACGATTGCGTACAAACCAAAAATCAGTCGCTCAAGTTTTTCAAAATTCTTTGCGCCGCTATCTAGCCGGCGCTCTATGTTCTGAAAGCGAATCAGGCACTCGCGTTCGTGAGCCTCGATCTCAGCCAGCGCTTTTTGCGCAAGATCTTTCTGCGTGGCAGCCATCAGGCGGAATCTTCCTCGCCGTCTTCCACTGCATGAACCAACTCGTGCAAATCTTCCGCCCAGGCGTTGATGGTGCGCTCGCTTTCGATCAGCTGAATCTGCAGCTGTTGCTGCTGATCTCTCAGCATGCGGACGCGCTGCACGATAATTTGCGCCTCGGGCTGCAGGTCGGAGAAATTAAAGTCGGTTTCGCCAATGGTGATGATTTCGTCCATCATCATTCGCCTAATTCTGGACGAGTGTCTGGGAAGTCTTCTGTGCTAGGCCAATCGCGTAGTGCCTGACGGTAAGCCAACACTGCTGAAGCATTAGGGTAATCAGAAACTGTAGCGG